CAAAAGTTTATGAGTAAATCATTTACTAGTGAATATGGAAAAATAAAATATTTTACAACAATATTAAAAAATAATCTTAAAGATTATATAGTTGCAAATTCAGAAATTATTAAAGAGTCTACAGAGCAAGAAGTAATTATTACAAAATATAAACCTAGAAATAGAAAAAAAAGTTTAGACGAATATATAAGTGATTTGGAGTGATTAATATAGACGGATTTCTTACTGGTTGCTCAAAATATCCTCTAGAACTGCTCAGTGGTAGAATAGCAATAGAAGGTAATGTTATATCATGTATTGCAAAAGACCTTCTTCTTCTAGATGAGGCAGATATTGATACTAAAGATTTTATAAGTGAAGATGCATGTTATTACTTTGGGTTATTTAAAAATATTAGAGCAAGAGGATTTAGTTCGTTAGATGAAATAACCATATTATCAAATATATCGGAATTTATAGAAATAGGATTTCAAGAACGTGGTGGTTGGAATGCCATACAAAATTTAATTGATATCATTAATATTAAAAATTGGGATACATATTTAGATATTTTATGTCGAGAGAATATTATAATTAATCTATATAATGATGGATTTAATTTATTGAGTCCAATTGAAGAAAATGGAAAACAGATAATCCCATTAGAATTGTTTAGAAAAATGGACAGCGAAAGTGTTATGGATTGGTATGAAAGTAGATTAAGTGGTTTTGGGACAGGATATTCAAATAAAGTTCTAGAGGAAGAAGAAATTGATATTGATAATGAATTCTTAGAGCGTCTAGAAGAAGGACTAGAAAATGGAGTGCCATTTGATATATTTGGTGAAGATATTGATGGGAAAGAAGTTAAATGTCTGCCATTTTTATCAAGACAGTTAAATGGACTTATGGATGGAACAACTACGGTTTTAGGTGGATATTCTTCGGCAGGAAAAACTACAGCTTGGATAACTGTGATTATGGGATTAATATACAGAGATAGGAAAATTCTTATTATATCTAATGAACAAAAAGCAAAAGTATTCAAAATACAATTTGTAGTATGGTTATTAGCTAAAAGGTTTAAGTATTTTAATCTTACAAAAAAGAAACTTATGAGTGGAGATATATCTGAACAAGACAAGGCATATCTTAAAAAAGCACAAGAATATTGGAACACAGAAATTAAAGGCAAGGTTAAATTTATTGCTATTCCAGATGCAGATATGACTTTAGTAAAAAAGAAAATAAGAGAAAATGTTTTAAAACATGGGTATGACACTGTATTATATGACACACTCAAACTTGATTTAAACACAGACAATAAGCAATATTATCTAGAACTAATCAAGGACTCTAGAGAATTTGATAAGATGTCGAAAAAATATAATATTATTATGTTGCTTTCTCTCCAATTGGCAATTAATACTCTAGGAAAACTATTTTTAGATGCGTCTGTTTTATCTATGTCAAAACAAATTAAAGAAGTATTGGAGAATCTTTTACTTATGAGAACTGTATATCCAGAAGAATTAGATCCTGAGAATAAAAAATATTATTGCAAACCATTTCAAAGAAAAAACATTGCAGGTAAATGGTGTGAAGAAGAATATATTCCAGATCAAACAGCAGTATGGCGTATGCTCTTCGTAGATAAGGCTAGGAGTGGCGAGAATAGTTCGGACAATGGTATAGCATATCTCCTGAGATTTGACGGAGCACATGGCACATTTTTAGAGGCAAGTATGTGTAGACCGAAACATGCAACTATTGTATAAGGAGGAATAATCAATATGTTGTCGGAAATAAAAAGTACACTCATAAATAATCCACAACATATTGAAAATATTCTTGAGGAGTATGGGTTTAGCAATATATCTATTAAATCACAAGAAATTCGTTGTGGAATAGATGAAAAGACAAACAAAAGTTCTATTAAGATAAAACTTATTAAAAATGATTATCTTTATGTTACAGATTATGGCAGGTCAATCAACTGTGACTTCTTTAGTTTTATTATTAAAAGTAGAAGTGTAGATTATAAAGATGTAATAAATGTAGTTAAAAAAGAATTGGGCATTGAGCATCTATGTTATACAAAAAAGAAATCAATATTTGGAGGATTTTATGACAAAATTAGAGTTAAAAAATCACCCTCCATAGAATTAAATTATCATAATGATAATATTCTGATTCCATTTAGTAATAAATTTAATATGAAGTTCATTATAGATGGCATATCAATTGATAGTCAGAAAAAATTCAATATAGGATTTGATGTATTATCTCAAAGAATTACATGCCCTTGGTGGAGTTTTGATGGAAGATTAGTAGGAATCACAGGAAGATATAACGGTGATTATGAAGAGGATAATACATTGAAATGGTTTCCAGTTATTCCTCATCCCAAATCACAGACACTATATGGATATACTGAAAATTATCAATATTTACAAGGATGTGAAGAGTTATATATTGGTGAATCAGAGAAATTTGTTCTCCAATTAGACACAATGGGTATTTATACTGGATTGTCTTTAGGAGGTAATTCAATTCATGCCCCTCAAATAATACATATTATTAATCTAAATCCTAAAAATATTTTATTCGGGTATGATGAAGGATTGGATGAGGAAGTGATACTAAATCAAATACACAAAGTAAAAGCAATGGTTAAGTTCTTTGATATAAAAATAGGATACATAATTGATAGAAAAAATAAAATATTGCCTAAAGAATCAAAGATGAGTCCAACAGATTTAGGTAAAGAAATGTTTTTAGAACTAATAAATAATTTTGTAGAATGGGTGTGACTTTTTGAAACAAAACTGGAAGGTTTTAGAACCTAAAGAAGAATATAGTGAATATGATTCAATGACTGATAAAATTTTAAAAATAAGAGGAATTAAAGATAAAGAGAAATTTCTTAAGCCTAGTGATAATGATATTAATAGTCCTTGGGAATTATCTAATATGGAATTAGCAGTTGATAAAATTATTAATGCAATAGAAAATAAATTAACAGTTGGTATCTATGGGGACATAGATACCGATGGCGTAACTTCTCTAACAATAAAATATAAATATTTGAAAAATTGTGGTATTAGTCCAATTGTCTTGTATCATCAAAGAAATAAAGGGCATGGAGTTATTGTAGATAATGTTCCAAAAGATTTAGATTTACTCATTATTGTTGATAGTAGTAGTAATTCTGTTGAAGAATGTAAAGAATTAAGTAAAGATATGGATATTATAATTTTAGACCATCATAATATAGAAAAAGATAATCCATATGCTATAGTAGTTAATCCTCAATGTAATGATTATCCTAATAAAAATCTTAGTGGTGCAGGAGTTTCCTATCAGACTTGCAAAGCTATTGATGAGAAAATGCTTACTTTTTATGCTGATAATTACATTGATATTTGTGCAGTTGGATTAATCGGAGATATGATGGATGTGTCTGATCCAGAAACAAGAGCTTTAATACAAAAAGGGTTACTAAAAATACATAATAATTGTGATAAATCTCTCAAAGCAATTCTTAAACACTTAAAGAAAGAATATAAACCTAATGCCACAACAATTGCATTTTATTTAGTACCATTCATAAATTCAATTATTAGGTTGGGTAAAATTGAAAACATTATAGAAATACTAACAACTGAAGATGAAAAAAGACTAAAAGTTTTAATTAAGTCTTGTGGTGGAATGAATGATAAGAGAAAAATACTTCAAGCAGAAATTGTTGAGAAGATAGAAAGTATAATAAATTTAGATCATAAAATAATTATTGTAGATGTTACTGAATTAAAAGCAAATACAACGTTAAATGGTTTAATTGCACAAAATGTTGCTCAAAAATATCAGAAATCAACATTGGTTGTTAGTTTAGATAAAGAGACTGGTACATTAGGAGGTAGTGGTAGGGGATATGGTAATGAGTTTGACTTTAAAGAAGCATTATCCCGTACAGGGTTGTTTGAGAGCGTAGAAGGGCATAGTGGGGCTTTTGGAGTGGAATTTAAACCTGATAATTTAAATCAAATATATGAAATTATTGATTTAGAACTTGAACATATGAAACAAGAATATGTTGTTGAAGCTGACATGATTATTAAGGTTGAGGATATTACGTGGGATTTATTATATGAAATCCAAAGACTATCTTTTATAGCAGGGCAAGGATTTAAAGAGCCTTTATTTATTATTGAAGACTTGCCTGTTGGAGATGTGAAAATTATGAAAGAGATACATATAAAATTTGATGCAGAAGATTTAGAATGTGTAAAATTTAATGTTAGTGAAGATGAAATTAGTGGTATAGAAAGATCAATGTTTGTAGATGTATTAGGAAGTTTGAGTGTTAATTCTTGGTATAATTTTGGAACAAAAACAACTATAAGAAGCAAACAAGTAATGATAAAAGATGTTCAGGTATATTAAGAAAAATAGGAGGAAATATGAAAGAAATTCAGTATTGTAGTATATGTGGTGTATCAGAAAAGGATACAAGGTTTTATTATAATAACAAATGTGGTAAAAATTTGTGTAACAAACATTATACGCAATTAAATAGAAGTGGAAAAGTTACTGATTCTTCTCAACCAGATACAACTTTTAAAAAGATATATTGGACTCCTGAAGAAGAAAAGATGTTAATAGATTTAGTAGATAATAAAACTCCCTATGAAGAAATTGCAATAATATTAAATAAAAGATCAAGTGGTTCTATAAGTAGTAAAGTTGCTAGTATGGGTATTGAAACAAAATATACAAATAGCTCAAAATTTAAAGCAATTTATCAAGATTATGATTGGTGTTATCAAAAATATATGATTGAGGGATTAAATCACGAAGAAATGGCGTCGGAAGCTAAATGTTCTATGAGAGTTATTGAAAAGTGGTGTTCAGAAAGACATAGATTAACTCAAGAACATAGACAAGTACATAAACAACTAAACGACAAGCAAAAAGATTTAATAGTTGGTTCAATGTTAGGAGATGGGCATATTGATAAAAGAGAAACACAACCTATTTTCATAGTCGTACATGCAGAAGATCAAAAAGATTATTTGTATTATAAATATGAATTATTGAAAGAATTCTGTAATATATCTCCAACAAAACAAGAAGCAGGATTTAGAGAGTTTAATGGGAAATTATATCCTTGCCAAGCTACATATAGAATATGCACAAGAATATACGATTGCTTTTTAGAATATAGAGGTAAGACATATACACATCTATTAAATTTAATGAATGAATTCTCTTTTTCAATATGGATGTTGGATGATGGATATAGGAGTAGTTCTAATTGGGAATTATGTATTTGTGAATATACAGAAGAAGATATTAATAATGCTTTAAATATTTTTAAAGATAAATTTGGTCTAGTGGGTAAATTTAAAAAAGATATAAGGTATCTAATGTTTGATGCAATTTCATCACGTAAAATAGATGAGATTATATTGAAAAACATCCCAAATGAATTAGATATAATAAAAAATAAAATTACTGAAAATAATATTTCAGCAGGACAGAAGTTTATATATGTGCAATATAATAATGAGGATATAAAACTGCATGAATTATGTAAAGATTTAGAGTTAGATTATAAATATGTTTGGCAGAAATTAAATAGAGGTGGTTCTATAGAAGAAATACTTAATAAAAGGGCGGTAAATTTATGAAAGATAATTATGTAACTTATCATTTACATACTGAATTATCTTTATTAGACTCATGTACTAATTTTAAGCTATATGTTGATAAAGCAGTAGAGTTAGGACAAAAAGCAATATGTTTTTCAGAACATGGTAATGTATATAATAATGTAGAGAAGAAGATATACTGTGACAAGAATAATATTAAATATATTCATGGGTGCGAAGTATATCTCACTGAAACATTAGATGAAAAAGTAAGAGACAACTTTCACACCATCCTTATTAGTCGTAATTTTGAAGGTGTAAAAGAAATTAATAAATTAATAGATATATCTACTCAAGATGATCATATGTATTATAAAAATAGAATATCATTTGATGAATTTCTTAATGTATCTAATAACATTATTTGCATCTCTGCCTGTTTAGCTTCACCGCTGAACAGGCTAGAGGAAACTAACCCATACTATGAAAAACTATTACATAAATATGATTACTATGAAATTCAACCACATGTTCATTCAGAAGATCAAAAGTTATACAATAAAAAACTATATGAATTATCTCTTAAATATTCTAAACCACTGATTTGTGGCACAGATACACACGCACTGAATAGTTATAAAGAAGAGTGTAGGAGTATTTTACAAAAATCTAAAAAAATTGAATATGGAGACGAAGATAAATATGATCTAACCTATAAAAGTTATGAAGAAGTAGTAGAAATGTTTAAGCAACAAAATGTATTACCTGAGTCTATTTATCTAGAAGCAATCAATAATACTAATGTAATGGCTGATTCTGTTAGTGAATATAATTTAGACTTTTCTTTTAAGTATCCTAAATTATATGATAATGAAGAAGAAGTTCTTAAAAAACTTATCAATACTAAATATAAGTATAAGGTTAAGAAGGGAATTATACCCAAAGATAAGATTTATAAAACAAATATGCTAGAAGAATTTAGGGTGTTTAAAAAAATTGGTATGATTGGTTTTATGTTATTCATGTCTGAGCTGGCTACTTGGTGTAGAGAAAATAATATACCTTTTGGTAATTGCAGAGGCTCTGTTGGAGGTAGTACGATTGCTTTCATACTTGATATTATTGATTTAGATCCAGTCAAATGGAATACTGTATTTTCAAGATTTGCCAACGAAGACAGGATTGAAATCGGGGATATCGACATGGATTTTAGTCCTTCTCAAAGGGAGTTAGTTTACAATTATATCATTGATAGATTTGGTAGTGATTACACTTCATATATATTAGCAATTGGCACAATGGCAGAGAAGGGTACTATTGATGCTATTGGAAGAGCTTTAAATATACCCATACCAGTTGTTTCAAAGATTAAAGAGGATTATGAAAAAGATCCTGAAGAAACTAAATTAAAAAATCCAGACTTATTTTATTATTTTGATGGATTATTAAATACTGCTGTTTCTCAATCAATGCATCCGGCAGGTATGATAGCTAGTCCTATCTCTTTGCCTGATAATTATGGGACTGTATGGAAAGATGGCAAGAGAATACTTTGTATTAACATGGAAGAGGTGCATGAAGTATCATTAGTAAAATATGATATTCTAGGTTTAAAAAATATTGAAATTATTAAAGATACTTGCGAATTTATTGGTGCTCCTTATCCTTTATCTCATGAAATAGATTGGGAAGATAAAAAAGTGTGGGATGATATTATTACTTCTCCTGTCGCGATCTTCCAATTCGAAGGCAATTTTGCTTTTGATTTATTGAAAAGATATATACCACTCAAGATTAACGACCTATCGTTAGTAAACGCATGTTTGAGGCCATCTGGAGCAAGTTATAGAGATAGACTAATAGCAAGAGAATTTAATAAAAATCCATCTGAATTAATTGATAACCTATTAAAAGATAATAATGGATTTTTAGTTTTTCAAGAGGATTGTATTGCATTCCTACAACAAATTTGCGGGTTGAGTGGTAGTGAAGCAGATAATGTTAGAAGAGCAATTGGACGTAAACAAAAGGATAGAATTGAAGAAGCATTACCTAAAATACTTGAAGGTTATTGCGGAAAATCAGATAAACCGAGAGAAATATCTGAATTAGAAGCAAAAGAATTTTTAGATATTATCGAGTCGGCCAGTTCGTATATGTTTGGTTTTAACCATTCTACGGGGTATTCGATGATAGGTTATTTATGCGGTTATTACAGATACTACTACCCCCTCGAATTTATTACTGCGTATCTAAATAATGCAAACAATGAAGACGACATTAGGGATGGTACAGAATTAGCAAAATTAAAAGGTATTAAAATTAGTCCTATCAAGTTTAGATATTCAAAAGCAAAATATTTCCCAGATAAAGAAACAAATACAATTTACAAAGGGATAGGAAGTATCAAGTTTTGTAATGAAGATAATGGAAGTAAATTATATGAATTAAGAGATAAAAAATATGATACTTTTTATGATGCAATGACCGATATTTTATCTACAGGTATTAATTCTAAACAATTAGATATACTTGTAAAACTAAATTTCTTTAGTGAATTTGCTAAATCAAAAAAGATATTAAGATTTATTGAATTATATGGCATTATAAATTCTGCAAAACAATTATCTAAAGATAAGGTTACAAAATTCAATATTAATGTTGATATAATAATTAAATATTCAAGACAAACTGAAAAGAAATTTATTTTATCTGATAATGCAAAGATACTAGAGGAATTATGGGAAGAAATACCCAACAAAAGCATTAATATTAAAGATAGAATACGAACAGAAGTTGAATTTTTAGGTTATCCAGGAACTAAATCAAGTGAAATATCAAAGGAATATGCTATGGTGGTTGATATTAATACAAAGTATAAAAATCCTGTAGTTACATTATACGAAATGAATAGTGGTAATAAAGAAATCATTAAAATAAAGAATAAGCAATTCAATCTGAATCCGTTTGAATTATATGATGTAATCAAAACTAAAGATAGGAAAAGAGAAAAGAAATGGAAAAAGACAGCAGATGGTTTTGAACAGATTGATGAGAAAGAAAATATATTATCATCATGGGTAGTAGTTAAACAAAAAGAGGAGGAATTACAATCCTAAGTTACTATAAATACACAGA